TGATAATTTCCTTAGACTACAAGCTGAAATCGCTAAAGGAGGTACTGGTGAGTTTGTTTCTTTTACTCGTCGTATTCTTGCTGTTATCGGGGTGTCTACGCTCTGTGCGTGTATCATCCTCTGTACCCTCTTCCCATCCGCAGAAATCGTCACCCTTACCAACGCAGACGGAGAAGGAGTTAACGAGTTCTTCTTTGGACTCATCAGTTTTCAAGCTAACCAAGAACCAATATCGATCTCTTCTGGACACATCAGCCTTATGGGATGCACGGTAATATTGCCTTGTATCTTAGGTTTTTACTTTGGTCCTAGCGGTCGAAGAGGTTGACAGTCAAGAACTTTTCCTCTTTACTTATACTTAAATTTAATCGACAACTAGCAACAACTAGTCCCTCGACCCGCTGCGGCGGACAATCCTGTGAAGACGAAAGATGTGAAAGTCACTGGTAATCATCACACATTCAATAACTTATAACATAGGAGATCATATATTATGGCAAACGGATTAACATCCCCCAGTCGTGTAGGTGTAGATCAAACTACTGACGGCAGCTTCGCACAAGATAATGCGTTGTTCCTTAAAAAGTTCAGTGGCGAGATTCTGCAAACCTTTGAGGAGTCTAACGTATTCAAAGCTCTACACACCATCAGAACAATCGAGAACGGAAAGTCTGCTCAGTTCCCAGTAACTGGTATCGCTTCTGCTAACTACCACACCCCCGGTGAAAACATCGCTGAAGCTAACGACGGAGCAACTCCTCCTTCATTCTCTTACCTCAGCGACATCAAGAAAACTGAGAAGATCATTAACATCGATAAGATGCTTGTTGCTTCTACTTTCTTGGCTAACATCGACGACGTAAAGAACCACTACGACATCCGCAGCGTTTACGCTAACGAGTTGGGTAAAGCTCTTGCCGTTCGTTTCGACACCGCTCTTGCTAAAGTATTCTTAGCAGCTGCTCGTGACTCTGCTAACTTAGCTGCAACGCCAGCTGGTTCCACTTACGACGTAGCTGGTGAAGCTTTTGGGCGTGGTAACCTTGACGGTACTGCTGTTGACACCTTTACTGGTGCTCAGTTGGTAGGTGCTTTGTTCGCTTGTGCTCAACGTATGGACGAAAACGACGTTCCTAGTGACGGTCGTTTCTGCGTTCTTCGCCCCGCTGAGTACTACAAGTTAGTAACTGGTGCAGACAGTAGCAACACCTTCAGCCTTACTTCTGTTATTAACTCCGACATCGGAGGTCAAGGAAGTATCGCTACTGGTAACGTTCCACAAATCGCTGGTATCAGTCTCTACAAATCAAACCACATCCCAAGCACAAATCTTGGTGGTTCTGATCCTGACGGCGATGCTAACAACAACCCCTTCGGCGGATCAACCGGATACAACTCCGACTTCCGTAATACCTTTGGTATTGTTTCTCACAGTGCTGCTGTAGGAACCGTTAAGTTGCTTGATCTTGCTACCGAATCGGAGTATCAGATCGAGCGTCAAGGTACGTTGTTTGTCGCTAAGTATGCTATGGGTCACGGAGTTCTCCGTCCCGAGTGTGCTATCGAACTAGCAGCGTAACGCTCTTCTCTCGGTGTTGGGGAGGTCTGTGATTCGTTCCGCTCCCCTCCACTGATTATTTTTTATATGTATAGCTATGGCACTGACTACTAAATTAGAAGCTGTTAATACGATGATTAGCGTCATCGGGGAATCACCAGTCAATACGATTACAGGACAGACCAGTCTACCGATCACAGCTATACAAGCCATATCTACATTGGATGAAACAAGCAGAGCCGTACAGTCGGAAGGATGGCACTGCAATACAGAATACGAATACGAACTTACTCCTGACAGCGTTACAAGTAAGATCACCCTTCCGAATAACACTTTGAAGTTCGACCTTGATCCTTTGTTATATACAGACACAGACCCTGTACAACGTGGATTAAAGCTTTACGACAGAAAGAACCATACTGAGGTGTGGACAGATAGCGTAAAAGGAACAATCACTTTTGAATTAGAGTTTGAAGATTTGCCTGAGCAGATCAGACATTATGTAACGGTCAAAGCAGCTCGTATATTCGCTAATCGATTTATTGGTAATCGTGAGATAGAAGGCTTTACGATGAGAGAAGAAATAGAAGCGAAAGCCCGTGCTATTGACAGTGACTCCGAGAATGCTGACCGTTCTATCTTTGATAACTACAGCATACTTAGAATAATAGATCGATAAACGATATGCCTCTGTTAGTAACAAGCGTACCGAACCTCGCACAAGGGGTATCACAACAACCAGACAATCTTCGTTATCCCGGACAGTGTGACGAACAGATTAATGCTTGGTCTACTGTTGTTGAGGGATTAGTAAAGCGTCCGAATACTAGATGGGTCAATGAGTTTAATAGTAGTGCTGTCAGCGATAGCGATAAGTTATTCACACATTTCGTAAAGAGGGATGAGCAGAACAAGTATTGCGTACAGGTATCGTTGGGTGGTGTAGGTGTTATTGATTTAGATACAGGTAGTAATATACCAGTAGAGACTACACCTATTGCACAGAGTTATCTCAGCTTAGGCGGATCAGCTAGTACAGCAGTAACAGACCCACTGAAAGACCTACGAGCACTGACAGTAGCCGACTATACGTTCTTGGTTAATAAGAACATGGTGGTGGAGAAAAACCTTAACAAGTATAGCGACACACCCGAAAAGGAAGCGTTAATAAGTGTTAAGTTAGGCGACTACGAGAAAGCTTACAGTGTATATATAAATGATAGATTAGTACCGTTAGCTTCTACTATTTCCACTAATCCGCATTCATATACACACCACGGTCACCAACCAGCTACATATATTAGTGGACCTAGTTCTGGAACAGGTGCCGGTAAATATGCCGATACAGAATACATAGCAAAAGACTTATACGAATGTATAGAGGAAGAGTTCGGTACTACTGCAAACACAACAGGTATATCTGCTGTTAATATTACTAACGGCGGAAGTGGTTGGTTAGTACCTACTAATACAGAATCTGTTCGTGCCGATGCTATAAAGTTATTCTTTTCGGTTAGCCAAACGGTTGGAGGTGTTGTTAACACAAGTGCAAACGGGACAGCCACACTTAATTCAAACGGTGAAATTGTTAGCACTTCTATGGTGCATAACGGTAGTCACTATAACAGCGATCAAGTCACACACCCAATAACGGTTTCTTTCTTTCCTATTTGGAGTAAAAACTCAACAACATGGATAAGGGCAGTCGCAGGAGAGTTTCAAACTCCCGTTAATCCTACATACACAGTATCTACACAAACTTTTGATGCTTTCACGGTTGAACGAGAAGGTTCTGTTATAAAAATAAGACCCGGAGATAGAGACTTTCGTATAAGAGTCGAAGACGGTCTAGCTAATCAAGGACTTGGTCTAGCGTATAAAGAAGTAGATAGTATCGTTGATCTCCCAAAGAGTTGTTTTAATAACTTCTCGATAAAAATAAAGGGAGATGCTGACATCGACCAAGATGATTACTATGTGGTTTTTAAAGTAAAGGATGGTTCTAACTTCGGTGAAGGATCGTGGATAGAAACTGTCGGGTGGAAGAAAGATGAGAGTGAGACAGAAGTACTAGAATCTATCGAAACTAATCTTGAATACAGGACGATGCCCGTCACTCTTGTTAGATTAGCTAACGGCAACTTCAAGCTACAATCGCCAGAGGAAGATCAGTTCGATACAGTAGAAGCTCCGAATGAAGTAGGATGGCGTAGTAGGAAAGCAGGAGATGACTTCACTAATCCCTTTCCCTCTTTCGTAGGTAGTACCATCAACGATGTATTCTTCTTTAAGAACCGTTTAGGATTCCTCACAGACACTGCTGTTGTATTTAGTGAAGCCGATGAATACTTTAACTTCTTCCGTACTACTACTCAGCAACTCTTAGACAGTGCTCCGATAGATGTAGGACTCAGCCATACAAAGGTAGCTGTTCTTCAACACGCTCTACCATTCCAAGAGAAGCTGATGTTATTCAGTAAGCAGTCACAGTTTGTATTACGTGGAGCAGATATATTAAGTCCTAAGACGGTAGCTATATCTCCTGTCACTGAATACGATATAACAGATGGTATCGATCCGTTAGCACTGGGTAGTTATATCTACTTCCCATTTAACAGAGGTCAATACGAAGGAGTGTTTGAATACTTTGTAGATAACAACACGGAAGTATTTGAAGCTGAAGAGATAACATCACAGATACCCAAGTACATACCATCTAATATACGAGCTATGGCGGGATCAGCTTCCGAGTCTATGGTGGTGTTGCAAAATGCTACAGACTTAAAGACGTTGTATGTATATAAATACTTTTGGACTAACAAAGAAAAGATCCAGAGTGCTTGGCAGAAGTGGACATTTGAAGACAACATCACAGGGTTCGACTTTATCGACAGTACACTTTACTTAATACTTAATGGTCAACAGTTGGTAGAGATGCCAGTTGAGAACGCTCTGACTGATGAGGGATTGGAGTATACATTGTTATTAGATAACAGAGTGGACGGCACAGTGCCTACAGTCAGCTACGACTCACAAACT